AGAGCTACGGACTTTTAATCCGCAGGTCGTAGGTTCGAGCCCTACTGGGGGCACCACCCCTCACCAGGCGATAAGCCAGGTGAGGGGTTCTGCATTTTCGGAACGTGCCACGCGCGTGCCAAAGTCGCCACTTTTATCGCTCGTGGTCAGCGATGTGACTCGCCCGCAGAGTTGTCCATCTGGACAAACGAAATCGCGCTGTGCCAAGATCGCTGCACAACAACAAAATGAGACCCCGGCGAGCGCGCCAACGCTCCCGGGGCATGGTCCGACTTGCTAAGGAGTCGAACAGTGTCCGAGCATACCCATGCCTTGGGTGGGATTCGGCGAGGCCCGCGCCGCGCTGACCACTTCACCATCCTCTCGAATGCCGTCCTCAACGACAGCCGCTTGAGCTTCCGCGCTCGCGGTGTCCTGATGTGGCTCCTCTCCAAGCCCGCCGACTGGCGGACCCGCTCCGAGTCCATCGCCGGCCAATCTCCGACCGAGGGCCGTGACGCCATCCGGACCGCGATGCGCGAGCTCGAATCGCTCGGCTACCTCGTCCGCCAGAAGATCCAGGACGACCGCGGCCGCTGGCACACACTGCAGACGATCTTCGAGGAACCCGTCGATACATCTGCCGGTCCGGGGCCTGAGAAAGCGACCCACGGTCAGTCCGACAGCGGCGAGCCCGTCGCTACCCAAAGGACTGAGTCACGAAGGACTGAGACCAACCACCCCACCGCCTCGACGTCGCCGACGCAGCGCGCGCCGCGACGCACGGGGGTGGTGGTGACCGCTCACGCCGAAGGGCGGTTCGACGCACTCGCGGCCGCCTGCCGCGACAAGGGTCTGGCCGCCCGCTGGGATGCGCTGAAGGCAGCCGACATCGACGACATCACGCGGCTGCTCGATACCCACGGCGTGCCCGCACTCGTCACCGCTGCCGTGTCGGCGCACCAGCCTCACAACCCGACCCGGTACGCGCAGGGCTGGATCGGTGCCTGGTCCGCGCTCCCGCTCCCGCGTCGCGCCCAAGCTCCGCGTCCCTCGTGCGGCGACTGCGTCGAAGGCTGGATCGAAGACCCTGCCGACGGCCGCCCGATCCGCCGCTGCACCTGCCGGACGGCGGCAGCCGCATGAGCCATCTGCAGACCGCGGTCGCCTACCGCGAGCGCTACCCGCGCACCTCGCCCGAGTTCGCAGCCGTCGACGGACTCATCGACGTCCTGATCGAGCACTGCACGTTCGACTACGCCACCGCCCACGAGCTCGGCTACCGGAACGGAATCCAGCGATGACCCGCCACCTACCCGCCGCAGCGACCTATGCGATCGCAGTCCTCGCGTTCGCGCTGTCCTACTCGAACCTCGCCGCGCTGGCTGGCCGCGCCGGATACGGGCCCGTTATGGCGCACGTGTGGCCGCTCGTCGTCGACGGCCTCGCGGTCGTCGCGACCGCTGCGGTGATGCGACTGCGCGCGTCCCGGGCCTACGCCTGGTCGCTACTCGCGGCCGCGACCGCCGTGTCGATCGTCGCGGGCGCCGCAGCGCACCTCCTCCCCGCGGGCCCGCTTCCCGGGTGGGCGGGCGCGGCCGTCGCAGTGGTCCCGCCGCTATGCCTGCTCGTCTCGCCGCACCTCGCAGTGCAGCTTCGTCGCAACGCAGCCGATGCGTCGACGGCGGACGTCCTCGTCGTCGAGGCCGTGACACACCGCGACGTAGCGACGCCCGTCAAGTCTGCGACTGGTGCGGCACCCGTGACACCTGCGCGCGACAACGGCGCTGACCAGGATCGACGCAACGCGACGCAGCCCGACGCGCTGTTCGACGTGCCAGCGCCGGACGATGCGCCGGCGCCGATGACCCGCGACGAGATGAAAGCCGAAGCGCTCCACTTGCTCGCGACAACCAACATGTCGCAGCGCGCCGTCGCCGCACGCCTCGGCACCTCCGAAGCGTCAGTGCGACGGTGGCGCAAGGAAGGCGACGCAGCCAACGCGACACCAGCCCTTGCCGCGGTCGGCGGGTGACGCAACCGACCGGTTGGTGCGCTGGCATGATCCGACGCATGAAGAAGAAGATGATGATGATCGTTGTTGCGGCCTCTGCATCGGTGCTCGGGCTCGGGGCGTGCTCGAGTACCGATGCGGAGGCGACGGCCTCGTGCCCGGCCTCGAGGCCGATCGACAACCCGGACTTCGCCGCTGCTGTGCAGGCGGTCCAGCTTCCTGATGGCGCGACCGTCACCGCGGGCCGGTACACGCCAATCGGGAGCGACACCGGCATGTTCGGTGCTGCGATCGACATCTGCGACCCATCGGTCACCTCGGCCGACGATCTGCGGGAGACCGCGACGGCATACGCGAAGGCATTGAAGGCGTCCCCGATCGCTGGGCAGATCGACGCTGTCTGGGTGTCGAGCTACCAGGTTGACGGCGAGACTGTCGTGAACGAAGTTAAGCTGAAGGACCCGGACTTCCAGATGCGCCTGTGGAACGGGATGCCGTCAGCAGAAGCTGAGCAGAAGAACTGGGATGTGCTGACCGGCTGATCAGCAGACCGTAACGCCCCGAGTGATTCTCGGGGCGTTCGTCATTTCTGGAACGACTGCAACGAATTGACGCGCTAGGGTTGCAATAGCAGCGCTGGCGCTGTAATATGGAAGATGCAAGAGGGAAGGAGATACCTTCTCGGAAAGGAGCAAGATGAGCCCGCCCACTTGGATCGCCCTCCTGGTCGCCATCTTCGGAGGCATCCAGACCGGGTTGAAGATCAGAGAACACCTGATCGACTACCCGCTCCGGAAGCGAGAAGAGACGGAAGACCCGGAGGGCGAATAGCCCCCAGGACCCCCTGGCTGCTCGTAACAGCCAGGGGGAACCCTGGAGGGAAAACCAGCGTAACCCCGACATCGAAGGAGGTCACCATGAACAAGTACACGGCGGGCCTGGGGATCGTCGCAGCCATCGCGGTCGTCTTCTACCTCACCGACGTACCGGCATGGGCGTGGATCTTCCCCGCCCTGCTGCTCATCATCAACATTGCGATGATCGTCCGCGCCCGATCAATCGACGCCCACCGATGAAGCCGATCATCATCGACGAGGACACCGGCCGCCGCCTCTGGACGGCGGCCGAGTGCGCAGAACACGCGGGCGTCACCCGTGCGGCCTGGCGGGGATACGTCGCTCGCAGCGAGGCAAGTCAGGCACCCGAACCCATCGGCGAGCTCGACGCTCGGACGCCCCTGTGGGACGCCGAGAGTGTCACCGAATGGCAGCGTGCCCGGCCCGGCGTTGCGGGCCGTCCCTCAACACGCGGAGGTAGATCATGAGCCGAACAATCGTCTCGATCGCGCTCTGGTCGCTTGTCGTCCTCGGTGTCATGGGGACAATCGGCTGCATCAACAACACGACCTACATGGCCGCCGCGTTGTGGGCAATCGTCGGACTCGCGGCCGCCGGCGGGTTGGCCCGCCGGCGAATCCGCAAGGTCCAGGCCGAGCGCGATCGTGTCGCCGCAATCGCGGCCCGCGCCGACGACCAGAACAGTGCCTACCTCGGCGGCGACCCATCGGGCGTATACGGCGAGTTCCGCCCGTAGGCGGGGCGCCGTCTTCTACTCGGGGATGAGGTCGTCGGGCTTCATCGGGAAGGGGTAGGCGCCGGGTGCGTCGCCTACTGGTTCGATGGTGAGGCGCCCGTACTCATCGGGGCCCTCGGTGATGGTGAAAACCGTTGCGCCGCCGGGACGAATACGGACGCGGTCGCCGACCTGCATGATGCTGCTACCTCTCGAAGAACTCGACTGGACCCTATCGCTCACGCTTCCGCCGCCAACGGTCGCCGTAGTCTCGCCGCCCCCAGTGGGGTGGGCGGTAGATGACGGCGCCGCATAGGCGGCAGTCGTAGGTGCGATGGCCGCCGCGTTCCGTGCAGCTGCAGGCGAACCATCCGACGAGCACCAGCCCTGGCCCGAGGGGGTGACCGTTCGGGCACTGCTTCGGTGCACGTTCGTAGCTCGGCACCCACCCATTTTCGCACACACGTTCGATTCTGGTGCTACGCTCTATCCGGCTGCCGAGCGAGGGAAGCGCACGGCAACCCCACCGGGCGCCCCATCCGTCCCCCCTTTGGAAGGGGCGCCCGGCCACACATTCGGGAGGCCATGATGGAAGCGTTCGGAGCGCACGACTTCGTGAAAAACTACCCGTTCAGCGAGCTGCTGCCGCTCGGATGGAGAGTCGAGCACGTCGACTCACCCAAGGATCGCGGCAACGGTGAGGGCGTCATTCGAGTCGCGCGCTTCGTCGATGGATTCGGCCGCTACCTCGTGTTCGATGTCAACGCGGCCGGCGGCATGAGCCTGCACGCGACCTACCAGTCGGACGACTCGTTCACAGTGGTTGCGAACTATGCGGGAGCCGCACTGCGACTCGCGGCCTCGTCGCCCTTCGCGTCGGCCGAGGAGCTGTGTGCGCTCCCTGGAGTCGAGTTCGGACACCGCTTCGTCGAGGCGTAGATCGCGGCGGCTTTATGTAACGGTTCCAACCGCCCGCCGGCTGTCCGCCACGGTAAGGCGCGCATCCGTGGCCGAAATTGATGAAGCGGACATACGAGACCTAGTAGCCTGTTCTAGCTGCGGGGTCTCATCCCGCTCAATCGACCAGGGGGTTCCTGTGCCTAAGAGCGTCTTCTACAGCTTCCATCACGACCGCGATGTCCATCGCGTCCAGTTGGTTCGACATATCAACGCCCTTGAAGGGCAGCCCCTCCTCAAGCCCCAGCAGTGGGAAGAGAAGAAGGGGCGAGGGGATAAGGCGATCGAGACCTGGATTCATTCGGAGATGAGCCGCAAAAAGGCTGTCATCGTCCTGATCGGGCAAGAGACAGCGTCACGCGAATGGGTGCACTACGAGATCAACAAGGCGTGGCGAGACAAGAAGCCTCTCCTGGGTATTCGTATCCACGGCTTGGCTTCCATGAATGACCCGGTCGACAAGGCTGGCGCGGATCCGTTCGAGGCGGCTGGCCTCCGTCGTAGTTCGGTCCCCATCTTCGACCCAACAAAGCGGGACGCATTCTCGAGAATCGATACCAAGGCGACTTATGGAGAGCTCTCCCGGCAACTTGAGGGCTGGTCGAGCCTAGGCGCTGTGAGGATCCTTTAGTGCCTGAGATCGACCCTTTGTGTGGCTTCTGCACGATCGTGGCGGGTGAGGATGCGGCCGCGCGTGTCGTCTATCGGGACGACGACGTGGTCGCATTCTTCCCGCTTGAACCTGCGACGCGAGGTCACACGCTGGTTGTCCCGCGTCGCCACGTCTCGGATATTTGGGGGCTTCGGGAATCCGAAGGGGCGGCACTTTCTGCGGCAACACTGAAGGTGGCGCACGCGATCCGAACGGCTGTGGACCCTGACGGGCTCAACATCATCCAGTCGAACGGACAGGCAGCTACGCAGACCGTCCCTCACGTCCACGTCCACGTGGTACCACGGTTTGGCGGGGATCGGATGCCGGAACTCTGGCCTCCGAAACAGCCCTCTAATGAAAGCGCTCTCGACCGGACCGCAGCGGCAATTCGGTGTGGTTTAGGCAATGCGCCGACGGCTGACGTGACTCCCGAGGACCGACGCCAGCACCTGTCTTTCATTCAAGCGGTCATCACCCGGATGTCACAGTCGTCGTCGTCTGCCAAGACATGGCTCTTGCCGATCGTCACAGCCGCCTACGGGTTCGCCATAGCCAAAGATGCTCCCGCCATTGCGCTCCTCGGTGTTGGCGCGATCGTGATCTTCGGCCTGCTCGACGCCAACTACCTCAAGCAGGAGCGAGAGTTCCGGCGCCTCTACGACAAGGTGGCCCACGGGGGTGGGATACCAAGCTTCTCGATGAACCCGACGCTGGCCGCACCGGCGCCCGGTGTACGTAAGAACTACTGGCCTGACTGGTCCGACATCAAGTCGTGGGCAATCGCACCCGTGTATGGCCCGATGGTGATCGCCGGCCTAGTGATCTCATTGCAGAATTGGACGATTCGCGATCTCAGTTGGATGGAAGCCTTTACGCGCCTATCGATCCACAGTTGCCTGCCGGGCTGATTGGACCCTCCAGGCGGCCTCACTCAGGGCAGGTCTAGCCCATGGTCGAGGTAGTGCTGGTCGATTTCGGCCTGCCACAGTGCGATATCCCAGAGTTCTTCGTTCATGCCCGTTTGGACGCGGCGAACGTGCGGCTGGTTCCCGAAACGACGAAAGACCCCCACCCTCGGAAGGGTGGGGGCTTCGTCATGGTTCGGCGATGTTGATGAAGGTGTCCGCTCCGGGCATCACGTAGCGCTGCGACGAGAGGCTCGTCGAGGTCAGGATCCACACCGAGAGGACATCGCCTGGACTGACCGCGACGGTGTTGAGGGTGCGGGTCAGGACGGTTGTCGAGCCAGGGAACTCGACGTTGTCACCGAGGGCGACATCGTTCAGAGTCACGCGCACCGACCGCGAAAGGGTCGAGGTGCTGATGATCCGCAACGAGACAGAGACGTCGACCGTGCCGCTGCCCGTGACGACGAGACCGTTCGTCCCGGCCTGTCCGAGCGAACCCTCCGCGAGCTCCCATCCGGTGACCCGCGTCCATGTGTTCTGCGGGTAGGGGAAGTTCGGACTCAACTTCACGACCCGGCTCGGGAACGCGTGCTGCACAACCGTGGTCACGGACGCCGCACCGTCCATCGACGCCGCGGCGGTCGCAGACGTTGCCGGGACGCTGACCGCTGACGCGTTGCCGTTCATCGACGCTGGCGCTGTCGCGAACCCTGCGATCGATACGGAGGCGGCTGCGTCCATGCTGACGACCACTTCGGCGACGCTGATTCCAGCGATCTCGCCGACAGTGTCCGCGAAACCGTCCATCGTGGCCCCGGCTGTACCGCTGTAGACCGGAGTGATTGCCGCGGTGGCGACGGCATCGATCGTGATGGCCGCATCGATGTTGCGGAACACGAACGCTGTGCCGTCCATCGACGCCGGCGCGGAGGCACTCACGGCGGGGACGAACGTGGCTGACGATGTGCCGTCCATCGACACCAGGGCGGTTCGCCACGGGAGCACCTGAGACACCGCGGAGGCGACGCCATCCATCGACGCGGCAGCATCTCGGAGTGGAATGGGCGGTGGAGGAAACGCGACGACTGCACCGTCAGCGGACGGGAAGTCGGTCGCCGCAGTGTCCGGGCCCGGTAGCCGGGTGAACCCCGTGTCCGGGGCCGGAAACTGCACGGCTACGTCCAGGCGACGTAGTTGGCGTTGTACGAAGGTGTCACCTTGATCTGGCCCGCCGGCGTCACGGTCGCGTCGACGGTATCGATGATGTCCAACAGGGTGGTGCCATTCCATCGGCACATGTGCGTGACGGTGCCCATGAAGTTGAACGTCATCTGCGAGCCCGTCACCACACCGCCGGACGCGGACCCGAACGTGGTGGACTGGCGCGCGTACCCGTTGCCGGACGCCTCGTTCGCGGTCCCTGCCGCGCCGGGATTGCCAGTGTGCAGGCTGTAAGTGGCGCCGAGCGACGCCCAGTGATTCGCGAGCGCGTTCGCGGTCGCGGCGACAGTGTTGGCCATTGGAGCTCCTTAGAAGTCCTGTGTCTGAAAGTAGTTGGTGCGGATGGACCAGCCGCCCATCCAGACGTAGTCGTCGGTGGTTCCGGTGGCCTCGTTCGGGTAGCGCACCAGGATCTCGAACGCGGTGCCGTGTGGAATGACGGCCGCCGAGCACTCGGCGGCTTCCTTCCGCCACCGCACGGTCGCGCCCTCGATCTCGCCGGGCCACGTGACGCCGTTCGCCCACACGATCTCGATGACCGTGTCGGGTGGAATGCCTCCAGCCCGGTTGGTGCGCTCGAAGATCCAGTCGCCGTTGGTGAGTTCGATCGTTTCGTCGATCGGTGTCCAGCCAAGCGTCATGGCACCTCCGGTTCATCGGTAGTCGTCGCGTACCCAAAGGCCGCGTCGAGAAGCGGATTGAGCTGCTCGTCCACCGCCCGCTGAAGATCTCCACTCCACTGCTCAACCCAGGCCGGCGAAGGGCCAGTCATCAACAGCACCCAGCCGTCGGACACTGCGCTTGGATCGTCGGACCGCTCGACGCGAGTCTCCCCGGTTGCGGTGTTGAGCAGCCACAGATGCTTGGCGATCGGTTGCACTGCAGTGAGGGAGACGAACTCGGCGAGCTCGTCGGGAGTGACGTGCAGACGTCCGTCGAGGCTCATCACGATGAAGCCCCCACTGCCGCCCACATAATCTTGCTGTTGTCGTAGTTCATCGAGTTCATTCCGATCGTCATCGGTAGCGCGTCGACGTTGTTGATGTAGGCGTGCCGCGCCAACGGCACCGTGCCCGCCTGCTCGGAGATCCCGGTCTGGAAGACGCACCCGATACCGCGGGGGCGCTGCGCCAGACCAGGGGCGATCTGCAGTGTCGCGACGGCGAGGAGTTGGTCGTTTGCGGCCGACTGAGTCATGTTCGTACTCAGGTGGTATCGCATGCGCTGACCGGTGAGGACGTTCAGCAGGTTCCCCGAGTTCCACAGCAGCTGCATTCGGTTGTTCGGTTTGTCGTAGACGTAGATTCCGACGTACCAAGCGTCGATATCGAAGATGCCGGTGTCGGCGCCGGTGATGATGCGGACCACTTCGAGTGGCGTCGGGGTGTCCCGGCCACCGCGTACGAACGCGAGATCGAGAGTCCTTTTCGCCTGCGAGAACGCCGGAATCTCCGACAGCGCGTACGCGTTCCCATCGAAGTACCGAACGCGATTCATCATCGAGTCCGGAAAGGAGACGAGGTCATAGCCCCCGGTGGACGACCAGATTGGTGTGGTCGTCCCGGTGCCGACGAAGTCCTCGAGATCGGCGATCTGCTCGCCCTGCGTCTCGATGAGCTGGTTGTGCGCGCGGACCTGGTTTCCGAGGAGGTTGAAATCTGATCCGAACAGGCTGACACCACTGAACCTCTGGTTGACCTGCCCGTAGATCGAGGCCTTCCACTGTGCCTGCGTCTTCGCGGCGTGGGCGGCGAATCCGCCACTGCCTGACACGCCACCAGACGGCACGCCACCATTGGGTGCTGTCATCGATTCACCTCCTTGTGCTGGATCCGCCACACGACGAGGAGCCGGTGAAGGAGGGTGAGGACCAGCGCGAGCACGACGATCGCCCTCACCTCGGCGCGGCCCGGATAGTCCCCGAAGATCCAGACCGAGGCGAGTTGCGCACCGATCAGACCGAGAGCGACGGACGTCGCCATCACCGACCGTCCGGCCTGGGTTGCGCGCCAAGGTGACCGGGTGCCGTAGACGATCGCGAAGGTCCAGGCGAGCACCGTCATCGCGACGAGCAGGATCCGGGCTTCCGTCTCTGGCGGGTAGACGGCAATGACCGCGGCACCCAGCAGTGCGGCGACGGCGAGTGCCACCTTGATCATGCGTGTCTCCTCTTGCCCATTGCGATCTCGATGGATTCGCCGAAGTGGTTGCGGCGGCGAGACTCTTCGATTCGCGACATCACCGCGTCGACGCGCTTCTCGCGCGTGCATTCATCCACGAGTGCGGCCTCGACCCGCTCGAGCTGCTCGCGCTCGTGCTTGATCCTGCGCAGCCACCGCATCAGCGCTCACCGCCAGACCTATCCGGATGGGTCACGGACTGGATCTTGGCGAGCGTCTCGGCAGAGGTTTCCGCACTCGGCAGCAGCCGGTCGATCTGCCCATCCCGCTTGGACAGGAGCTCTTCGAGCTTGTCGATGCGCTGCTGCTGCAGGCCGACGATGGTCTTGTGTACCGGTCTCGGGATAAGGGCACCGACCAGGATGAGCAGGACTGCCAGTGTCAGCAGCCCTGTCAGTCCCAGGTCGGTGACCGCGATCCCCGCGATCTGCTCCACCGTCACCGCCTGATGAACGGGTCGACGTACTGCTCTCGAAGTTCGACGGCAGCCTTCTGCAGCTGCGCCTCCGCGCTCTCGATGGCCGGCTGCGCACGCGTCGCGTAGGCGTCGAGCGCGCTTGTGATCACCTGCACGCCGTCCGCGGAGATCGTCGCGGGCTTCGGAGAGAGGTTGCGTCGCGCGAGTTCGCCGCCACCGAGGAGCGCCAGGCCGCCGATGCCGGCGACGATCCGGTCGAGGCTGCTGGTGATCTGGTCGCTGGTGGCCTGGTCGACGATCCCGGTCGCGACCAGGACGACGAGAGCGGCTCCGAGCACGACCTGTGCGACGTACACCCACTTGCGGGTGTTCGGGTTGTTCAGCATCACTTGCCCTCCAGGAGTTGGTCGAGCTTCTTCTCGATGCGGACCTGTCTGGCCGCGATGGTCTGCACCAGCGCGACCAGCGACCGGCCGACGTCGTCGGGCACGTCCGCATACTCGGGGCGGATGTCGTAGCCGTCCCAGACGGTTTCGTTCCACACGTCCGCCCACATCGCGTACGGCCACGCGTTTTCCGGGTCGCGGGTGGACTCGTTGACGTTCTGCGGTCGGTTGATCTTGCGGAGCAGTCCCGGGTGCGGGCGCAGCTGGAGCGCGCCCTCCTCGACGACGTTCGTCATGGTTCCTCCAGTGGGGAGTAGTGCGGCGCCGAGCTCAAGGCACCGCTTGTAACGGAGCTGACGGTCCGGCAGGCCGTTGGTGCCGCCGTTGATCGCGCGGGTGGCGGCGACGATGTCGCGCGCGTCGGCGAGCGCATTGAGCTGCGGGCGCGCGGCCGTCCAGTACCAGACCGCGCCGACGAAGCCGTAGCGGTCGGACGCGAGCTCGTCCGGGTTGTCGACGAAGTACGTCGGCGACGGGACCATGCCGCGCCCATGCGCCCACCGGGAGCACTCGGTGTAGTTGTGGCGGCCAGTCAACTGGATCGGGCCGCGACCCTTGAACCGTCGGCCGTCGCCAGGCTGCGTGTTGCCAAGGTCGCGGCGGCCTTCGTAGTCCGAACCGTCGGCGATCTCTTCCATCCATCGCAGGCCTCCGGACTCGTGGCCGAGCTGCGCGCACCACATCGCCGCGCGCTCGACCGTGGTGCAGCCGGCCTCTCGCATCGCTTCGGTGAACGCAGGAAGAAGTGCGGCGTACCGCTCACGCGAGACCGTGCCGCCCATCGCCTGCGCGAGCGCGTCGGCATCCATCCCGCGTGGCGCCGGCGGAGGCACGGGAGCCGGAGCCGGTTCGACGTCGGCGAACGCGTAGCCCTTCGGCGGGATCAGTGTCGCGAGCTGATCGAAGCCGAGCCAGTAGCCGAACGGGCTGAAGCCCGAGTCAGCGATCCACACCGAGCGCTGCTCGTCGTCGTAGCCCATCACCGTCATGTAGTGGTAGACCGTGCCACCCGAGTAGGCGGGCGATATCGTCGACGGCGCGACGGCACGCGGGTAGTTCGACGGCGGGGCAACGATGTTCACGATCACACCCCACCCGGCATCGATCGACCGCACGATGTCGCGCCACAGCCGGGCGCACTGCTCGGCGGTCGGTGGATCGTTCGGCATCTGCACCGACGTGTACCGCGCGTCAGGGACTCGCTGATCGAGTACCCGCTCGATCTGCCCGATGAAGTCGGTGCCGTTCCAGGTCGTGCCCATCTCGCGCGCGAGATCCGACTCGTCGACGTGGATTCCGCGCGAGTTGAGCACCACCTGCGCCGAAGCGGGCCCGCAGTTGTAGCCGGTCTCCTGCCGAACGATGCTGCGGTCATAGGGCAACTGCTTCATAGTCACAGCTCCTCCTGTCTTGGCAGCAGACCACGGTCGCGCAGCTTCGCCTCGTACTCGGCCTGCTGTCGTGCCGCGAGACGCGCGTACAGGTCCTGCACTGGCTCTGGCTCGTCCTCGGGGTTGTCGTACACCCACCGGCCGTACTCGAGGTGCTTGATCGGTTCTGCGATCGGTCGGGCTCCGAGTTCCCACAGCTGTTTCGAGATCTGCCGGTAGTAGTCCGGGCCCATGATCATCGACGCGCCGTTCACGCCGGGCAGGCCGACGAACATCCACAGGAACGCTTCTTCCGGGTTGTTCGGGTCGCAGTTCTCCCTAGTGGGTAGATCTTCCATTTCAGAACACTCCCAACGTCTTTCCGATTTCCTTCAGGTTTGCGACGCGCGCGGCCATCTCGACGAGCGGGTCCTCGTCCTGCTTCGGCCCGACCGCGACGGACCAGTTGCCACGAGTGCCGCGGGGACGCTCGTAGTCGATCTGCGACACCCGGTTGACGATGACCCGATCGGACAGCTCCGCGCCGAGGTCGGTGATGATGCGGTCACCGACCCAGAAGTCGCCGGTGCCAGGCCAGCCGATGACGTACGGCTCGGCGGCCTTGATCGACATCGACGCCGATGTGTACGCCCGTGTCTCCCACATCGCCTGCCGGATCACCATGAGCGACGACAGGGTGTAGGCCTTGCCGGGCGACTCGATCGTCTTCTCCCAGTAGTGGGAATCGCCCTGCTCGGCGATGCGCTGCGGAAGTTTGACCGAGATCCAGGCGGCGACCGTGTCCTCGTAGAAGGGTCGCAGCAGGGTGTCGATGGATCCGCCGATGGACCCGATGAACAGTGCGTTGCCGACGATGTCGCCGATCGCCTGGATGCCGGCGCTGATCGTCTCGTTCACGCCAGGCATCGAGTGGCCGCCGGTGTTCATGATGACGCCCCTCGACGTCGCGTCGGTGAACACGGTTTCGACTGAGCCCGGCGAGTCCGATGGATAGTAGACGTGTGGCCACGCCTTGTTCGTTCCACGACCGGGAACGAACAGGTCCGACGTCGGACCGCCGGTCAGCAGCGATTCCGTCGTGTCGAGGAAGTCCGCGGTGAACTCCCGAACCGTGCGGAACAGTCCATCGAAGATGCCGCCGCCGTGAGACGTCCCGGTCATCGCCCCGGACTTGTCGACGATGTCGACAACGAGCGCGCCATCCTTGATGTCTGCACCAAGCCACGGGTCCGGATCACCCGTACGCCACCGCCGGCAGACGACCGTCAGTTCCGAGTCGGCGAGGATCGGCGCTGCGACATCGTGCCAGGTGCCCCACCGGGATGCGAACACGCACCACGGCGTGCCGGCCGCCATGTCCTGGAAGAACGTCGTCGGGTTGACGACTATGTCCCAGTTGGACATGTCCAGGCCGTCGAGCCACGTCGACGGGTTCATCGGATCGTCGGGGATCTGCCAGATCGACGAGTTCAGCCGCCACAGGTTCACGAACAGTGCGGTCTTCAGCGCCCAGATCGCGGGCCCGGCGAGGATGAACATGCGTGGGAACTGGAAGATGGCCGGCAGGAACGGGTTCGGCCAGCAGTCGATCCACTTCAGATTCTCGTAGTCGTGCAGGAAGGTGAGGCGGACGTACCGCCGGCCGTCCGTGCCGCGCTCAACCTTCGGCGGCTCGGCGCGGCCGGACCAGCGGGCACCGGCGATCTCGATGTCGATGTGGATGTTGGCGCCCTCGCCACGCGCCCGCCGGCCGTCCTTGTCGATGACCCAGGCGGCCACGTAGTGGTCGACGTCGAGGAGGAACGAGGCCTGCCCGGTGTTGTTCTCGATCTCCGAGAACTTCAGATCCTGGACGTCGAAGAGCAGGTACCGGATCACCTGGTTGCCATCGGCCAGCTTGATCAACGGGTCCGCATTGCGGATCTCCCAGTCCTCACGCTCAGCGTCGAGCGTGGCCTGCCAGATCGCCTCGCACTGCTCCTCGAGCGAGGCGTTCAGATCTACTGCCATTCCAACCCCCACGCCCTGGACCAGAGTCGGTCCATGTGCAGCTCGGCCCGGGCACCAGTAGCGACGGGAGCACCGACCACGGAGATCGGCAGCTCCTGCCGCGGCGTGTACGGCGGGATGACATGTCGGAGCCAATTGCCTTGCATGCGGGCCTCGTACGGTGTTCCGGTCGCCGAGCGGGCGTGCTGCTTCGACCGGTCCATCTGGATCGTCACGCCGCCGTCAGCGGCGGTGATCTGCGGCAGCGTCACTGTTCGCGTCGGCATCGCCCCGCCAGGTGCGCGGTGATTCGGCTTCCCCGACCACGTCGGGTCGGGGAGGGTCCAGGTCCCGCGCGTCAGTTCCCATCGCTGCAGCAGCGGCCGGTCAGTTGGGTTCCACACCTCGATCGTTCCGGTGCCCGATGCGCCCGTTGACTCGAAGAACGTCATGTCCGGGCGTGATCGCCACATCGGCTGGTACGCGCGGAGCTGGTACGCGACGATGAACATTTCATCGTTGAGTGGGTCGACGGTCAGGTCGACGTTGGGGGCCTCGTTCAGCCACACTTCGATCGTTCGGACACCCGAGAGCCGGGTGACGACCTTGATCCGGGTGGGTCTGAAATCGGGATTCCAACGGTCCGGCTCATGGCAGAACGCTTTCCGCAGCCGCGATTCCAGATGTCCGCCAGCGATCAGGCCGCGGGCTTCGTCCTCGAAGGCATAGAACCGGAGGACGATGTCGCGGACCTCGTAGTCGACACCGCGTAGCGTGCCGCCGACCTGCATCGGCGTCGAGTCGTCGATGACCTTGACCGGGGCATCGAGGATGCCATCGATCCCCTCTTCGGAGATGATGACACCCTCGGTGCCCGCGTACCGGCCCGCTACCGGCCACACCGACTCGTCGCATCCGAGGATCGTGATGCCGACGACGTCTCTCACTTAGGCCACCTCCCGAGGTGCTGCTTGGAATTGAGCCGCTGGTTCTGTGCCTGGCGGCGGTAGTACTCGTCCTCGTCTCGGAACGTGGCGTTGGTGATGTAGGTGTTGCCGCCGCGCGCCGGTGCTCCGGCGCCGACGAGCTCATCGACCTTCGCGATGTTCGCCTCGGCGATGTCCCAGTGCTCCGGCTTGAGGATCGGCTCGGGTGTGCTCAATGCGTTGAAGGCGAACGAGTTCGGCATCAGCCAGCCGCCGGTGTCGAACAGGCCCGTACCCTTCATGAACGCATTCAGGTCCGCGATCCACGGGATGATGTTCGGGTCGCCATCGACACCGTTCTCGCCAGTCGTCGGCGCAGCTGTTGCCGCGCCCGCGGTGGCGTCGGGTGTGATCGTGTACCGGTCCGCGAGGTCCAGCCACTCACCGGCGCCGAGCATCTCGACTGCAGCGTCAGCCCAGATCCCGCCGATGTCCGAGCCAATCTGCTTGATGCGCTCGCGACCCGAGAACGCCTGCTGCGGCTGTGCGACGCCAGCGGCGGACGGGTCGGTGAGTGCTGTGCCGAGCGCCGCACCTGTGCCGCTGTCGGTGGGGAACCCGGTCAGCGGGTCGAGCTGCTGCACGTTCGGCTGGATCAGCTGCGCCACCACCATCGGCAGGTGCGCGTGATCGGTGAACATCGGGTCGTTGGCGCCGGCGGCCGGTCCGCCGTACTGGCCGTTGCCGCGACCGCCGCCCATTTCGAAGTTCACGTTGTTCGGCAGCGTGGCCGCGGTGTGGCCGCCGTACGGTCCGCCGTTGAACCAGCCGACGTTGAGCGATCCCGACGGGCCCAGACCCGGCTTGAACCCGCGAGCGAGGAGCTCGGCGCCTTCGGTCATCGTCGCGAACCGCGACCCGAATGGGTCCCGGCCGGTCGCGTAGTTCGCCAGCGCGGAGACAGCTCCGGAGCAGTCGCCCCAGTTCACTCCGCCCCACACGTACGGCTTGCCCTCGACGCCCTTCGCGAAGTTGACCAGCTGATCCGGCGACACCACGGCGCCACCCTCGGCGAACCGAGGAAGCCGCGAGATCACATCCCGCAGCGCGAGGACCGAGCTGACGACCGGGTGGTCCTCCTCGATCCCGAACGCGTCACGCAGATTCCCGGTGTAGTCGCCGTCCGCGATCAGTGACCGCGCGCCGAGCGCGCCGGCGACGAGCGGCGAGTCCTCTTCGATCCCGAGGGGGTTCGATCGGAACTCTCCGCGCGTGAGGCCGTGGAGGAACTCTGCGGACGGCGTCCATCCCGCGTTGATCGCCTGCAGCAGTGGCAGGTTCTCGGCGGTCGCCTGCGCGTTGACGACGAACTCCCGAGTCGACACCAGCGCGGTCGGTATCCCGTACGCGTCGACGCCGAGGATGGAGTCCGAAGTCGGAGTGCCCGGACCCCAGAGCATCCCATCCTTGCGGCGGCCAGCGAGACCACCGGACGCGAGCAGCGGGAGATCGGGCAGACCCAGGGTGAATCCGTCCCACTTGATCGGGCCGACCTCGAAGCCGGGGATGCGGAACTCGATCGCGTTCCATGCCTGGATGATCCAGTTGATCGCGCCCTTGAACGCGTTCTTGATGCCGTCCCACATCCCGGACGCGGCTGAGCCGATCCGTCCCGGGAGTCCGGTGACGAATCCGACGACGTCGTTCCATCGGGCGACGATCCAGTCCTTGACCTCGCCAACCTTGTTGCCGACGGCGCCGAAGGCGTCCATGAGCCCGTTGAAGCCAGCCTGCAGGACGCCCCACACCCAATCCCATGCCGCCTTGATCGCGTTCCAGACGGTGTCCCAGATGGTCTGGAACCACGTTGTCTTGGTGGCGATGAGCACGACCGCTGCGACGAGTCCGGCGATCGCGGCGACGATGAGGCCGATGGGGTTCATCATCATCGTGCCGTTGAGCAGCATCTGCACGGCATTCCATGCGACGGTCGCGATCTGGATGATCTTCACCGTCGCCGCGTAGCCCGCGAGAGCACCGAAGAACGGTGCCGCCACCATCGCGAGGGTCTGCAGGGTGTCGGCGTTGTTCATTACCCACGTCGCCATGTCGGCGAGAGCATCCGTGAGTCCACCGGTGATGGTGTTCTTGAACTGCTCGAGCGCGTACCCGGGACCCGAGTTGAGCGTCTCGCCCATCTGCTCCGACGACCCAGCGAACCCGGCCATCTGATCCTCGGCGCCGGTCAGAGACTGGAGGAACAGCGGGATCTGGTCGACAGACATGTCCTCGAGCGGTGCGCCGAAAAGGGCGATGGCCGCGTTCGCGCGGTCTGCGGGCATCTCGATCTCGAGCAGCCCCTTCGCGGTGTCCTGCAGTGCGATCTGGGCGTCGCGCCCACCCATCGCGATCATGTTCGCCATGTCTTCGGCGTCGAGGCCGATCGACTTGAACACGTCCGTCGACGACTTCGACATATCGGATCCACGGATGCTGAATTCCTTCAGCGCGTCACCGGTCTTGTCGAGCGCGAACTTGCCTTTGCCGGCGGCCGAGACGAGGAGGTTGAACGCCTCGTCGCCATCGAATCCGAGCGCACGGAAGTTCGTTCCGTACTCCTGCAGAATCTCTGGCAGCTCACCCTGCATGGCCTCAGGGACCCGCTGGAAGGCGGTGGTCATGAGATCGAACGCTTCGGTTGAGTCCTTCGCGAGTCCGTTCATGACGAGCAGCGAAGCCGTGTTGACGGACTCGGCGACGTCGGTGCCGAATACCTTCGAGAAGTTCAGTGCAGACTCGGCGATTTGGTCGACCGACTTCTCGCCCTCGGAGCCCGCGACCACGAAAGACGATGCGACGACGGAGACGGCGTCGGCTGCTTCTTCCATCGAGGACGCGATGGCGTCCCTGTAGAGGCCGCCGGCCATGTCGCCGTACTCCTCGGCGAGGCCGCCGGTGGCGCCGAGCTTCGCGGCGAGGCGGCTCTCGACGTTCATGTTGTCGAGGGCCTGCATTCCGAGATCGATCGCACCGCCGATACCTGCGGCGGCGATCGCGAAGTTCTTCAGCGAATCGATGCCGCTGTCGACGCCGGAGCCCATGTCGTCGACCGAGTTCGAGAAGTTCAGCAGCTTCCTGCTCGACTGCTCGGCTTCGTCACCGGCCTCCTGCGTGGCCCGGGTAACGCGCTCCTGCGCGTTCTCGAGTTGCTTCAGCGCGGCCTCGCTCGCGCCGACGGTCTGGTTGTGCTTCTCCCGTGCCTGCCGAACCCGCTCCTCCGCGGCGGCGAGCTGGGACGTCTTCGCGTTGCCCTTGTCGCGGAGCTCCTGCAGCTTGAGCTCTTCGATGTTCAGCTTCGCGGCCGCCGTCATCTCGGACTGCCGCGCCTGCTCGATCTTCCGCGACGCTGTCTTGACCGCGGCCTCCGCCTGCTTCAACCCGTCGGCGATGCCGGCGCCGAGCTGCTGCCCGGCCTGCTGGCCGGCCTGCTGCATCTGTGGCCCCAGCTGCTGGGACACGTCCCGGCCGATGCCCGGCACCACCGGAACGATCTGGACCGAGCACCAACCGATAGAGGTCGTCACTCTAATTGCCTCCGTTCAGCTTTCGTTGCCGCTCGGCGAACCGGGCCTGACCGCGTGCGATCCGCTCGTCGGAGAGCTGCGTGCTCTTCTTCGCCGCGGCGGGGCGGCTCGGGTGATCGACGAACTTCGCGCCCCGCGCCTTGCCGGCGTTCGCGCGCTGCGCCCACAGGTCAGCGATGAGGTGGTCCTCGATCGACCACGGCATCCGGCCGCCGTTGGCGTCCTTGGCGAGCGCGGATTCGCGGGGGAGTCCCAGGCGTAGACGGACCCACAGCTGCCGCAGCGTGAGCAGCGGCAGGCCGTGGTCGTCTCGCCGCCACAGGTCGCGGATGTCGCGGTGATAGAACAGGTCGAGGTCGACCTCGACGAGGTCTGTCTTCGTGGCGATCAGCTGCAGGAGGCCGATCAGTTTCCCGAGTCGCCGACCCCGACTTCCTGGCCGATCAGATCCCACAGTGTCTTGATGGCGTCGATCGGCTTCATGCCTTCTGCTTGCGCGGCGAGACAGAACCGGGCGAACCCTGTGCGGCCGAGGACCTGCACGGTCATCGCGGGCAGGTTGCCGACAGCCTGGGCTTGGAAGAACGCCCAGTCGTCCTGCAGTGCGCCGCGGCGAACGCGGAACTCCTCACCGAACACGGTGATCTGGAGTTCGACGTCTTCGACTTCGGACTGCTGTGCGGGCTTCTTCGGGAGCCGGTCCTGCGGCACCGGCGCGTGCGCGGGGATCGTGGCGCCGGGGCGGCCGCGGTTCTCGCGCTGCCGCTTCTTCCGTCCGCTGTTGCTGTTCGTGCGCGGACGCTCGCGAGGGGCGGGATCGTGATCGAAGTCGTCGAAGTCGTCGAAGTCGTTGTCAGGCATGAGTGTGCAGCTCCTACTTGGTGGTGTCCCGCCAGACGGCGGGTGCGATGGCGGCGACGATGCGGTCGGCTGCCGTGGTGGTGAGTCCGGCCTCGGTGAGGCGGGTGTGTGTGGATGCGAGCGTGGCGGCGAAGTCGGGACCCGCGTCGTCGTCCGCGTTGTCGTCGAGGGTCTCGGCGACCTGGATTGCGCGCATCGTTTTCGCGCGGTCGCGGGTCCTCATGCGGCCGCCGCGTTCGGGGTGCGTTGGCACGCCGAGCATGTGGCCGGCGGCTGTGACGTCGTCCGGGTGTGGGAGGTCAGGCACGGCGGGTCCTGTTCGTGTGCAGCAGAGATGGGACCGGCCGCCCGCGGGCTGCACACCACGGACGGCCGGAGACTGGGGGCGAAACACCGCAGCCCCGCTGGGTGGGCGGGGCCGCGGATGGGATGAGGCGCCGATAGTGAGCGATTACGGGCGGGTGGTGTACTGCTAAATGCTTGCCCCAGGGCCCTCCAGTCCAGGATCATCTGCCGCCATGAGACAAGTAACGGAAATGGACGACGACGAGCTGCGCCCCCACCTTCGCGGGCTCTGGCGCACCCTTAACATCACGATCGAGGAAGATCCCCCGAACGTGAAGTGGATACAGCGCCTGATCGCCGAGGCGGAGGACGAGATACGCCGACGCGGCTTGTGACCCCCGTTGGGTGATGCTGGGCACAAAGCCTCGACTTTCCGAGTACAGACCGGAGGAGGTCTCTAACGTCGGATCCGCGGTGCCCGATCCACCCCCCGACGCGGATCGGGCGCCGCGCCCGAATGAGTCCCTCGAACGCGGGGGCCGTAGTCGTGGGAGCGGTGACGAGATAGCATCCGCCAATGACCCGCGAAAACCGACCGCCCGTCCCTGAACCTATGAAGCGTGAAGTACGCCAGAGGTGCGGCTTCGGGTGCGTCCTCTGTGGTCTGCCGCTTTACCACTATGACCACATGAACGAGTACTCGGTCGTCAAGGAACACGAAGCCGAGAACCTGACATTGCTGTGCGCCCAGCATCACGACGAGAAGACCAAGGGGCTTCTTCCGCTCGCGAAAGTTCAGGCCGCGAACGCCGACCCGTTCAATCTCCGCGCCGGAGCCAGCCGCCCGCACTACCTTCACTACTCCGGTAACCGTGCGGTGGTCGCTCTCGGGAGCAACGAGTTCACCTCGGACGGAGGTGACTTCGTGGCGGTTCTAGTCGACGGCGTTCCGTTGATCTACTTCCGGTTCGAGAGCGAGCAAGCCCTCTTGACCGTCCAGCTGTTCGACGACTTCAATCAGCCCCTACTACAGATTGTCGACAACGAATTGGTGTACTCGGTGTCGACGTGGGACGTTGAGTTCGTCGGCACGACGCTGACTATCCGCGCCGCCTCTCGCGACATTTTCCTGGTCGTCAAGTTCTGCGCCCCTGATCGGCTCGAGATCATCCGCGGCCGACTACTACTCAACGGCGTTCGAATTTTGATCCAGAACGGGATAGTGACGGTTGGAGATTCCCTCATGATGGTCGGGTCCCGAGCGGTGAATTGCGCCGCCGGGCTCAACGTTGGACACGACCCCACCAATATGCCGTCCGGGTATCGGGTCGTCCATGTGAACCGGTACGCCACCCACCAACCCGCAGCCACTTCGTAGCCGCACCGCTCGTTAGTAGGTGTCAATGACGGCGGAGTCGAACACCAGTTTGCTCGCACCCAGCATCGACTTCGTGCGGATGCGGCGGTGATGGATCTTCGACGTGCTGTCGGCGTAGAGCGATGCTCGGCCCACCACTGGCTCGGTGACCTTGCACTCCTCGAGCCACTGTTCGGCGCCGGCGGTGGCGGCGTAGGGCCAGAACCGTGTGGCGGCCAGCGACTTGCCCGGTTCCATGCCGATGTTCCATGCCTTCGCACCGGAGTCGTCGGCGATGATCGGCCCCATCGAGTCCCAGTGACGGCCGTTCACGCGAAGGATGGAGATGCCGTCGTGGGCGGTGGTGCCGTTCTGGGTCTCGACCGTCGAGTGCAAGCCGGTGGCGTAGGACCAGCAGTCGATCTCGACCACGTCAGGCCGGTAGGTAGTTCCGCCGAGCGTGCCGGAGTGGTAGTTGAATCCGTCGTTGCCCGTGTAGGCGATGCCGCAGCGGACCATGATCGACCAGAGTGCGCCCGTGACGGACAGCCCGTTTGTGGGGGCGTACTTGATGGTGCAGTCGACCGCGAGGAGGCGCGGGACGCCGCCGACTCCGCCAGAGGAGAAGGCGCCGAGTGGGCTGACGGTGGGTCCGCCACCGCCTTCGATGTTCACGCCCTCGAGGTAGACCAACGACGGACCGTTCACGTTGACAACGGACGAGCCGGTCGTCAGCGAGACCCGCATGAACGACGCATCCGTGACCAGGTTGGCGTTGCCCACCGGCCAGACGTAGACGGTGGAGCCGACCGCCGCCCACTGGCCGGGGCCCGTGATGGACGCGAGGTCGGCCTTCTGCTGGTACCAGTGAAAGTCACCGTACGCGTTGGGGAAGGCGGTGCGCTTGTCCGTGACGCCGTTCGCGTTGGCGCGGGTGGTCTTGTAGATGTTGCCCGATTCGAGCGTCCACGTCAGCGCCGAGGGTAACTCAAATCCGGTTAGGTACACGTTCGGTCCAGACCCGACAATGCGGATCGTCTTCGCGACCACCGGCAGAGTGTGAGAGTTGCGGAAGTACTCGCCGGGAAGCGCGATGATGGTGCCGACATCCGCCTTCGCCAGGGCCGACGGCAGCGACGTCGCTGTAGCGGGAGTCTTGCCGTCCGCCCCAGAAGGCCCCGTCGGGGACACGTAGTAGACGATTCCGAGCGGCGGCATGAGAGACGACAGGTCCAGGTCCACATACACCCGGCCCGACGCGTCACGGAAGATGCGCGGCACGGCGAGCGTGGTGAATCCCCATCCCTGAGGCGGCTTGAGCTCCTGCAGGCCGATGGGGGCATAAGTGGCGTTCAGCATCGCTTCGCCCAGTCGACCGTCGATTGCTTGGTGGGCCCGGGCTACGCCGTCCTCGATGTGCTCGATCGCTTCCGGTGTGACCGGTGTCCGCGGATCGGGTCGGGGAAACCACTTCTCCCGGAACTTGCTGTAACTCATGATTTCTCCAAACGAGTGGCGCGGGAAGTCTTCACGGGCCCCACGCCCTCCCCACAGACCTACCCGGGGAGGGCGGTGTTGCCCGGCAGGAAACCGGGCAACAGGGGGCCTAAGGGACCGGGGTGACCGCGACCTGCCCGGTCGGCGTGAGCGAGGCAGTCGGCGAGGACAACGCGCCACCATCCGGAAGCTCGACCGTCCAAGGCCCGCCGTTCGGACCGGTCACCGTGATGCTGCCGGCGTCAGGCGGGAGGATCGACTCGATCGCACCCTTCACTGCAGTGCTCGCAGCGTTGTACGAGATGCCGACGACCGTCTGATCGTTGAGCCGCAGCGCGAAGGAACCAGCAGTGGTGCCGGACGGCATCGTCACCACGTACGAAGCCGGGCCAGCCGTGGCCTCGTCGACCTTGCGGAGCACACGCCCCTCCGAGTCACCGAACAGGTCGGCGGTGCTCGGGAACGTGCGGACACCGGACTCCGACTTCGTCCAAGCACCGGTCGTCAGCAGTGCGGGCCGCGTGGTGACCTCGATCTCCTCGACGTCGTCCTCGCGGGTGATGATCAGCAGGTGCGCCTTGAAGCCCTTCGGCAGCGACACGTAGCCGTCGTGCTTGCCGTACGCGATGCGCTTGGTGACCGTGTTCTGCTCGAGAGCATTGAACGACAGCTCCATCGTGCCCTTGCTGGTCTTGCCCTTGAACCGGGGATGACCCCAGCCGTCGTAGAACGTCTTCTCCAGACCGGGCGTGTACGTGACACCCTCCGTGCCGAGCAGACCCGCATCGAGCCACTCAGGGCCCGGAACCTCGCCGGGCGCCGGAATGACGTCCTCGACCGAGCCCGTGTAGTTCCAGTCGAGGAGGTAGACCTCACCCTCATCGAACACCGACGCGTTGTCGGGATTGATCACAGCCATGACAAATAGCCCCTCTCTCCGGGGTAGGTTGCCGCCGCGCGGGCGGTCAGAACGATTGAGTGCGTGCGCGACTGCGCACCGTGAATCCCGCGATGAACCCGCGGGTGTCGGGATCCCGGTCGACGAGGATGCCCGTGCCGGGCCGGATACCGACACCCGGAACACGCAGCGCAAGGAGCCATCCCATGCACCGCGCCGCGAGCGCGCGAGCCTGCGTTCGGCCCGCCGCATACACCGTGATGCGGATCTGCTCGCCGGTGTAGACCGGCCACTCGTCCACCGAACCGGGATCGGATTCGACGACAACAGCGGGCGCCGACGACGGCCCCCACCCGTCCGGGAGGTTCTGGCCGGCCGAAGCGCCCGACGGATCGCCGGCGAGCTGCGCGACGAGGAACTCCTTCACCGGCGCAACATGATCGGCCGGCACGCGGAGAGCCTTCACTTCGCCTTCACCTCCAAACCGACCATGCCAGCGGCCCGGGTGAGCGTCCCGCGCTTGAGCTGCATCCGCTTACCGCCGGGGTGCTTGATCGCCACCGACGCGACATGCCGGTCCGAGACGAACGTGTCAACCTCGACCGGCACGTTGTCCGGCAGCGACTTGCGCGCGTTGTCGGCGACCTGCGTCGCGAGGTCGTCGACGACCGCGGCGACCGCCGGCGACTTCAGCAGCGCCTCGACACCGGCATGATCGAGCTGGAAGCCCTTCGGTGCCGCCATCAGCCCGTGCCCCTCGACGCGGTGAACACCGGCCCAGACAGGTCCGGATCGTCGTCGATCCACTCGTCCGCGAAACCATCGATGCGCCAGACCTTGCCGCGCACCACGACCTCGTCAGTCGCCTGGATCTCGTGCGACACCGGCCCGGGCGCGTACACCCGGATCCGCCGCACGTTGCCGTTGCGCGTCGTCGTGGCCGCCTCGTCGCTGCCGAGTGGTTCGATCACGCAGCCCTCGATGTCGAACGGTACGCCCGACCCGGGCACCGGATCGTTGTCGCCGTCGAGCACAACACCCGGGCGGACGGTGACCTTCTCACCATCGCTCACAGAACCCTCCGTCCCCGAACGTCGCGACCGGCAACGCTGACTGTGAGATGCCGAGCTGCTCCTTCATCCAGTCCAGCCACACGAGGGCGGCATCGGGGTTCGAGAGCGTGCCCGACTTCGACCGCGGACCCAGCGCGCGGGAGAACGACAGAAAGCCTTCGTGCTCGCCCGCGATGAGCGCGTTCTTCACGACCGCGATCGTCACGATCTTGGCGTCGGGATCGTCGTCGGCGATGTCCGGGCGCTTCCGTCGGATCCACCGCTCGGCGGCCTCGAGGAGGAGCCCAGCCCAGCTGGACTCCTCCTGCTTGAGGGGACGCCAGTTCTCCGTCAGCTCGGTGGGTGTGGCGAATGGCATGACGCCCCCTCACATGTCAGTCGTCGGCAGCGTCGACCTTGGCGATGACCGCGTCCTTGTCGGTCAGACCGTCGACGTTCACGCCGACAGCCTGCGCGTACGCGATCCACTTCTCGATGGTGGCAGTCGCGCGCGGGCGCCGGGGAGCGTCCGCCGCAGGGTCGGCCGGCGGCTCGGGCGTCGCGGCGCTCGGCTCAGCGGCGTCCGTCTCCTCCTCGCGCTCGTCGCCAAGGAGGCCGGCGGGCCGGATAGCCCCGGCGCCGAGCAGGCGCTGCGCCTCGAGGTCGTCGAGGTCGGTGATCAGCGCGCCCTGACGGTGGCGGATCCGCTTGACGACTCGACCCTTGTCGTCCTGCTCGAGGATCTGGTCGAACCGCAGTGCGGTCAGGATGTACTCGCTCACGGCGTCACCAGCCCGGTCAGCCACAGCGCGGCCTTCGGCTGATCGAGGCCGATTGCGCGCTTGATCGACGCGTCCGAACGCCACGTCTCGGTGGGGCCACCGTTCGGGCCGCCACCCTCCGGGTACAGCGCGGTGAACGTCAGCGGGCGGGAGTCGCTGTAGAAGCCGGCCACGCCGCGCTGCAGGATCAGGGCTCGGTCACGCGGGAAGGTGCGGGACTGGATGACGTTCAGTCCGTAGATCTTCGACGGCAGTGCACCGGTGTATGCGATGTTCTGATCGGCGATGTTGCCCTGGTAGACCTTGAGGATGTCCTCGTTGTCCATCAGGGTGGCGAGCAGGCCGGGGTGAACGACGATGGTGTCCGGCTCGAAGCCGAAGTACTCGTCTTCGCTGCCGCCCTGGGCCTCGGACGGTGCGGCGCTGGTGATCTCGTCGACCGCGTTGACGATGTCCGTGCGCGGCTTCGACGCGACGTCGTCCCACGCCTTCGACACCGGCATCGTCGGGACAGCGGACGACATGAGCACGGCCTTGGCAGCGCGGTCGTTCGCGCGGACGAACGTGTTGCGCAGTCCGGTCGTCTGCTTGTTCGCGGCGTCGATGTCGTTCTCGTCCTGCATCTCCTTCGAGATGCGCACGCCGAGGGCGCGCTTGGTGGCGATCGCGATGCGCGGCTCACCCCGGCGGCCGTGGCTGACCGGGATCTCGCCGAACTCGGCGACGTCCTGGACGTCGCCCTCGAGGAACGTCGGGTCGCCTTCGGTGAACTTGACGATGCTGGACTTGTTCGAGCCCGCGTTGCGGAACAGTGCCTCGCTGATGAACTGGTTCTCCATCAGCTCCTTGAGCTTGGTCGGCACGAACATGGGGTTCGCGACGAGATCGGAGACGGTGATGCCGCCGCCGTCCGTCACGCTCACAAGGTTGGTAGTCACGTGATAACTCCTAGTGGTGTGAAGTGGTCAGGCGAGGCGGACGAGGCCGCTCTTGTTGGCTGCGACGCCGGCAGGTTCGGTGCAGATACCGACAATCGTGCGGGCGTCTGCGTCGACCGCGGCGGGCGTGACCTTGCCGCCGGCGGCGGCGATCAGTCGGTCTCCGAAGTTGGCGGCGGCTGCGTAACCGACCTGCACCTCGACCGGGCCGTACGCGACGGCGACGCAGGTCGGGATGCCCATGGCGTTGGCGATGGGGCGGCCGATCGCGTCGGTGGTGGTACCGCCCTGTGGGGCGTCGGGGCTCTGCGCGTCGGTGAGTGCGACGCCGAGCACCTTCACGCTGCCAGCGGCGGCAACGCCGATCCGTCCGGCGGCGCGGGCTTCGACGAGCTGGCCGCCGAGGACCACCTCAGCAGGGGTGAATGTCTTGGGTCCGGTCTTGGTGACCTGGGGAATGCCGGCCATGTCAGAGGCTCCACTTCTTGTACTGGGGGTCGTCAGTGACCTTCGATGCGTTGACTTCGCTGCCGACGCCGTGGCCCTTCTCGGACAGGTTCACCACCGACTCGTCGGGAAGCTCGGCGAGGAACTTCTCCGTGCCGTCGGGGTCCTTGTCCATGAGCTTGAGGTAGACGGCGCGGCTGGCCGGCGCGATCTTCCCCTTCGAGAGAGCGGCGTCGACGACGCGTTCGCACTTCTCGCGCTGCAGCTGCGCGTAGGCGGCGTCGCCGCGCGCGAGCCGCGCCTCGAGGGTGGCTGCGTCCATGACGGACAGGCCGAACTTCTTGGCCTTCGCCGCGACCGACGCGGGCGTGTCCTCGCCGTTCGTCTCGGCGTCGTTGCCGGGGGCGGTGGCGAGTTCCTCGACGGCGGTGATGATCGCGTCGAGATCGGCGTCCTCGGCGAGCCCGAGGGCCTCGCGGAGGGTGGTGAGCTGGTCGTCAGTGATCTCCACTGTCGATCCTCCTTCGGTAGGCCCGGCCGCCGCTGCGACTCGGGATCGTGATGCCCGCGGCGAGTCGCCGGGGCGGGACTCCGCGCGGCACGCGAAGCGGATGCGGGACGCGGCGACTGCCTCGCCTTCAGGTTCGGGTTCGGCGTCGCTGCCGCCGTCCGCGTCCTCGTATCGGACGACGACCGGGACCGCCTCACCGAAGGTCACTCCTTCGGTGCCGTCGCCGGACACTGCGACCGGGACACGGAGCCGGCCACCGGTGTCGTCGTCGATGACGATCAGCTGCAGCGGGTCGAGCTGGATCTCCTCGATCCACACCGACCAGGGCGCGTCGTCGTAGTAGGCGCGGCGGACGTCCTCGGCGGTGACGCCCATCGCCACGCTGCGGGCTTTCGGGTTCGGCATGGTGCCGCCTTTCAGGTGGATGGACACGGCACCGGTGCGGTCGCCGGCGCTCGCGGCGACGCCGTACAACTGGGCGACGTCCTGCAGGGATTCGAGGGTTCCGATTGCGGGGTGCTCGACACCGAGCAGCGCGACGGCGGTCAGTACGAACGGGTGCTCGTGGCCGACGGCGCACCGGTAGTCCCACTGCCCTTCGACCGAGCGGTCCGGGTACGCAGACGCGAGTACTGGACCCAGCCACCCGGGCATCCCGACGTAGTCGCCCTGCAAGGTGCGCCCGTCGCTGGCGACAGCGAGGTTGTCGATCCATCCGACGGCGGGTTCGCCGTCGAACCGCGGGTCGGTGTGGCCGAGTTTGAGGATCGGTCGGCGCACTGCCGGGCAGTCGAGTGCCGCGACCGCGAACGCGAGATCGTCGACGGTGAACGTGTGCACCCCCGTCGACGCCGACCAGGTGCCCGCGTGCATCAGTTCGACGTTGGCCAGACGGGAGAGCGCGGGGACCGTCACCGGTTCGAGGTCGGTCATGCGTCACCCCCTGCCTCGTTCGGATCGGAGGACGCCGGCGGGGTTCCGTCGGGTAGTCCGAGTTGCTGGCGGACGGCGATCTTGACCGCCTCGTCCGGGGTGAGGAGACCGGCCTGCACGAACAGGGCCAGTGACGCGGCGGTCGCATCCTGGCGAGAACCGATCTCGTCGAACACGATCCGCGGCGCGAGCGCGTCGCGGCCGAAGTTCAGATCGACCAGGTCCTCCACAATGTGTGCGTTCGCGACGTCCCGGACCTGCTCACCGATCGTCTGAACCGACTGCACGAACGTGTCGTTCAGGACGGAGGCAAGGTTGTAGCTCCCTCCGCGGTCGAGGTTCAGGAAGTGAGCGAGCCCGGCGAGTGCGATCTGCTTGTCGTGGTACTCGATCGCCTGATGCATGTCGGGCAGGTTTCCCTGCACGCCGAGTAGCTGCATCGTCTGACCGTTCGCGAGACCGATGCCGGAGTTCATGCCGCCGCGGAACGCGGACGCGATGCGATGCATCTGTTCGACCTCGGCCGGATCGTCCGCCTTCGCTGCTGTGCCGACCGGGACGCCCATGCCGTTGCGGCGCGCGGTCGCGGCCTGGATACGCATGAACTCGTCTTTGAGCAGCCAGTGCTTGTAGGCCGGCCGCAGGATCGACTGACCCGTCCACACACCGGACCGCCGCTTGCGCACGTACGCAACGAGGTTCGACACCGGGATCGACACCGAGTTCGATCTAGTGACTGTTGCACCCGAGGCCGGGGCCATCTGCTCGATCGACACCAGCCCGCCATCGGGTGCGACGTTGATCCGCGAGATCGTCTCCTGCGGGCGCGGCGCGAGTTTCCTCAGGTGGAACCGGCCGTCGTCTCCGCGGCGATACACCTGCTCGAAGAACGAGTGACCGAACACCAGCATCTGCAGCGCATCCTGCAAGTGATCCGACCACAAGAACCGGCCCCGAGTCCTGCTCGCCGGCGCCTGCGACTGGCCAGACACCGGAAGTCCCAGATTCGAAGCGACGAACGCGGTCACCTCATCGGATGCGCCGTTCTGGTCGATGCGCCACTGGCTGCGAATGATCGGGAGCGAGATCGCCTCGAGAACCGACGACACGCGTCCGTCCTCGCTCATCATCCGCCGGAACACGTTGACCGAGTTCGGCCACTGCAGTTCCGGGACGCGCTCCGTCTCGTCCCACTGGGCGTATCCGTCGGCGCGACCGTTGACGTAGCCGACTTCGATCTGGTGGGCGTACAACGGGGTGTCAGACACCGATCACCTCCTTAGAACGCGACCGCGAGAGCATCGAAGTCGTCACTGGGACCGGACGGCTGACCGCCGGTCGCTTCCTGTCCGTCCCATGCCGGCATGGCCGCGGGCCCGGTTGCTCGGGACTCGAACGTCACGAGCGCCCACCGCGCGACCACCACCGCGAGCAGCGGCGCGACAGCCGGATCCCCGGCCGCGTCGACGACCCAGTCGCCGCGCGGAAGCAGCCGCTTCCCGGCTGCCTCCAGCGCGACGTCGAGAGCTCGCTGGCCGGTGTGGCTGATCAGGCCGTCGTCGGCGTCGTCTACGAACCCGCTGCCCATCAGTGCGGCCTGGCTCGTCGACGACTTGATCAGCTCGATGCCGGCTTTCTTCAGCAGCGGCTCGATCACCGCTGCCGGTGAGCGGGCATCGGTCGCGATGGCGCACGGCTCGAGCGCATCGTCCAGGCGAACAATCAGATCGACGATGTCTGGGTTCGCTGCGATCCGCAGGTACCCGACCTCGACGTGGATCCGGTCGTCGTCAGTGCGCTGCGCTGCAGCCACTACCCACTGCGCGCCGACGCGGGCGATACCGATCGCGCGCGTACCGACGAGCTCCGGGTAGTCGACGAGTCCGTGCCACTGATCTTCGGCGACGATCTGCCACGTCTCCTGCTCGTCGCTCGGGTCGGGCCAGTCGCCACGGCCGAGCGCCTCGACGTCGAAACCCTTGCGGCCCGCTGGCGTTGCCAGGTTCCGCATGATGTCGAGGATCTTCTCCTCGGTCTGGATCACCCCGAACGAAGGGTTCGCGTACCGCCACGTCTCCGGGGCGTCTCGCGGCATCTCCTCGGGCGCCATGTACTCGGCGAAGTACAGGCCCGGCTCACGATCGAGCCCGCGGACACGTACCGACGCGAGCACCTCGCCATTCGGGTGCTCGTCCTGGTTCACCGCCGATGACGCGTAGATCCGCTGCGGGTTCTTCGCCGCCATCTGCACGAACGACATCGCGGAGATCTCGCCGGGCGTCAGGTTGTACGCCTCGTCGTAGACGACCAGGTCGACGTCCGTGAGACCGCGGCCGGAGTCGTTGGAGCGGGTGCCGAACGAGATCGACGCGCCCGACTCGAGTTCGATGATCCCTTCGCCCTGTGAGCAGGTGGATCTCACGACGCGCTTCTTCAGCCAGGACCGGCTCTTGATGATGGACATCATGCGTTTCCACCCGTCGCGGGCGGTCTTCCACCGCTGCGCCGTGTAGATGATCGTCTCGCCGAGCTTGAACAGCCCGTACAGGCAGCGGAGGATCAGGACCTCCGATTTGCCGTTCTGGCGAGGGATCAGCAGGCAGCAGGTCGAGTGTGTCCACCGGCCGGACGGTGTCGTCGACAGCAGCGCGTGCTGCGCGGCCTTTTGCCACGGCATCGCGATCGCGCCGACGCGCCGGCCGAGTTCGATCGCCTTCTCGCCGTGCGAGGTGTCGCCGTCGAACACTGAAAGGTGGTGCGGTTCCTGGCGGCCGGCGAGCGTCGGGAAGTCCTCACAGATCAGCGAGGCCGTCATCGTCATCACCGGCAGGCTTCGAGTCCTTCTGTAGGCGGATCGCGCCGAGCAGTTGCCGCAACGTGTTCGCCTGCTGGCGGGACTCCTGTAGCGCGTTGTCGACGCGGATCTCGAGGATGTCGTCGTCTCCGCGGGCGTCGAGCAGGCTCAGCCAGGCATCGGCGTCGCCCGACAGGACGCGATCGAACTGGTCGAGCCGGTCCTTGATGCGCGCAGCCTCGACGATCATCGCGGTCAGCGAGTACGGGTCGCCGTCGTCGTGCAGCGAGTCGTAGAGCCGTCGGCCGGCGGTGCCGAGCGAGTCCAGATCAGCCACGCGCACCACCTCCTCGCGCCTGTAGAAAATCCGGGCCGTAAAAAAAGCCTGACTGGCGGCCGAGGAGTCAGGGACCCCCTCCCCCTCGATAATTTCGGGGGAGGGGGCCGGCTCGACGTCGGCGCTGGTCAGGGCCAGGGGATGAGGCGGATGCCGAGTTGGTCTTCGGGGATGGGCTCGCTGGGGTGCTGGCCGGTCACTGCCGGGCGTAGATGGTCGCGACTGCCAGCCTGGCGCTGCTTGTTGCAGACGCCGTGGAGGAGCCGGTCAGCTTTGGTGCCGCCGTGCGTTCGCGCGTGTGAGTGGTCGGCCGCGAGTGATCCCGATGCCCGGTCGTTCGATGCTGGGTTGTGGTCCCAGTTGTTGGTGCGGTCGCGGTACATGGGTAGGCCGCACCACCAGCAGGGTGTGCCGTCGGTGTGGACTCGGAGTAGGGCGTCGCGTTCTTTCTGGTGTTGCCAGCCGAGCCCCTTCTGGGTTGTGGTGCGCTGGTGGGTCATTCGCGCCTCGTGTCCAGGTTTGTGCCTTGCCTTGTGTCAGGTCTAGGTCTAGGGCTTGACAGGTTCCGCCCACCCGGTGAGCTCGCCAGCTGGGTACCGGGTGGGCGGAAGTGTGTGCGCCCGCCCCCAAGGGAAGTGGGGGCGGGCGCGGGCCCCGGGCGCTGGTGAGCGTCGCGCGGGGCGGGGTCCGGGACTGCCACGTGGTGGCTGGCCGCGCGCTCGGGGCGAGGGCTGCTGCGGCTGTTGGTGTCCCGGAGGAAGGAAGGCCTAGGTGGGAGTTTGATCTTCCGCGGCAGGAGTCGCTTGCGCACTCGCAACCTCCACTCGCAGGGTCAGTCCTTGTGGCGCGGCGGAGTCCCGGAGTAGGAAAGCGACCTGCGCGCTAACTCTTGGCGCGTGTCGCTGCGCGCCTTCCCAATCAGTCACGCCACTCGGGGGGTCGAGGCGCTCGGCCATCAGAACGACCTCGCCGAGCACTCTCTTGGATCGCATCTGAATCAGAGGCGTGTGCGTCCGAGTGATTGCTAGAGAGATCGTGGTTTGAGCTTCGTGGGCCGCAAGGACTGCGTCCTGCCGTCGCTGGATGATTCTCTGCGTTTCAGCGAAACTCGCGCGGATGTCAGCGACGGTTGCTTCCGCGTCAGGTCCGAACTCACGTTCATGGGCCTCGGCGGTGAGCTCGCTGTACTGCTCGTGCTGCAGCAACTCCTCCGCGATCGCATCCACCTTGGAACTGAAGGCGGTCGCAGTCCTCGCAATGGCCTCGACCGCGGCCAACTCCTCGCGCGCGCGGACCTCCTGCTGCTCACGAGCAGCCGCCTTTTGGGTCTCCGAGGTTTGAGCGAGGGCTACGACGACGGCGACAAGTGTCATGAGAGCACCGACGATCGTCCCGAAGGCTGACCAGTCTTGGTTAGTCCAGTGGATGTCGAAGTCGAACGCTGCTATCAGAATCGCAAGGATGACTGCAATTGCAGCGAAGATCGTGAGGAGGACCGCGATCCAGCGAAGCTGGCGGTAAGCGCGAGACATGCACTGGAGGTTGCACTGGCCGGGTTGAGTCACGGGTTGGGATAGTACTGGCCCGGATGCACCGAAGGCGCGAGTCCGGTGGGTTCACCTCTCGCGCCTTGCGGCGTCAGCTTAACACATGTGGTGTCCGTTGCAGTTCAGGCGGTTTCGGTTGTTGGGTGGTCGAGGTGGGCGTCGAGGACATCGCCGAGTCGGAGGATGGGTGATTGCCATCGGCCGGCTGTGACGTGTCGGAGTGGTGTGACGGCGTGTGCGTCGATGAGGTGGAGGATGCGGCGTTTGGTGAGGGTGCGGTACTCGCCGCCCATGGTGCGGGCCATGTCGGCGCAGGCTTTGGCGTTGAGTTCGAGTGCGCGTGCTTCGGTGCGTTGTTCGTCGTCGATGGTGCGCGTCTTCTGGGTGGGGCGGTCGATGGTGCGGAGTGCGTTGTCGTAGGCGTCGACGATCTCGGTGAAGGCGTCTCCCGACTGGTTGGTGCCGGCGACGTCGTAGATGTGGCGGGAGAGCCAGCGCGCGTAGTGGGGTGCGCGGCCGTCGCCTGGCCAGGGCAGGTTCTTTTCGGTGGCAACGTAGTTCGTCCAGGTGCGGAGGGTGCCGAGGAGTTCGTGCGCCGCGTTGGACGCGCGTTCGTTGAACATGAGCGGGGTTTCGCCGTCGGAGGTGACGCGGGCCAACGTCTTGTCGGTAAAGGCAACTTGGCAGGTGATGGCGTTCTCAAGTTCGTCGTGGACCCAGTCGGCGATCTGGTCGAGGCGGTCGACGAGGAGTCTGATGTGGGCGCGGTCGAGGTGGTCAGTCAAGTTCAGCTCCTTCGTGGGTGGTGGCGGTCGCAGTACCAGATCCAGGCGGTCATGTAGGCGATGGCGTCGAGGGTGGGGCGTCCGCAGTCGTTGCAGTAGTGGCGTTCGGTCATGGCCGGTTGCCACGGCAGGTGACGTTCTCGATGTTGAAAAGAGCGCAGCAGATGCGGCCGATGAGCCATTCGAGTCGCTCGATCATTGGTGGTCCTTCGGGGTGGCGTAGGTGTGCGGTCCGCTCCATGTCCACTCCGGAGTCGCGAAGTGGCAGACGCGGTCCCAGGTGTCCGAGTGCAGCCAGTGCAGTAGCGGTTGATGGATCGGCTTCCCGCAGTGCTTGCAGTCGGTCATCGGTGGTCCTTCGTGTCGAGTGCGGTCGCCGCTGGGGCGGGCTGTGCGGGCCGCTGGCGTTCGTCCGCGGCTTCCGGCACCTCCCATGTCACTTCGAGCCACATAGCCCCTCCTGTGCCCTTGTGGGGCTCGTCGAGGCGCGGCATGTGCTTGGTCATCCACTGGGGTGTGTCGTCGGTGACGAGGCCGTGGTCGACGAGTCCGTCGCAGAGGGCTTTGAGGACGGGCATGAGGTTGTCGGTGTCGCGTCGTCGTCGGTCGCAGGGCCGGTAGACGAGTGCGACGGTGACGTGGTCGAGGCCGGTGGGGAGGCGGTTGCGGCAGGCCAAGATGCCAGCCTCGGCGCGGATGCGCTTGGTGAGTTTCGCTTTCTGCGCCCAGTGCATTCGGTCGTTCATCGACATGGGCGGCTTCGTCCACGGCAGCTCGAGGACCGCGGTGATGATGCTCATGCGGGCACCCCCACCCTGTGGATAACGGTGTGGAGTGCGCGCGGGCTGCCCAGAATCGGCTGTGATGCGGCGGGTTTCGCGCTACCCCCCTGCGCGCGATACGAAACAGAAGATTGAATCTCACGTAAGTAGTTGTCTACGTAGGTCCGTCCGTTCGTCCGTACGTTAGCGCCAATGTCAAATCGCTTGGCAGAGGTCGACTCCCGGTCCGGGTTTGCCATCGTGTTTGCCATGCGGTTTGCCATATGGCAAAACAGGTTCAATTTCCCCATGTGGCCTGTGCTCCTTTCCTGCCTGCAGCGGCCCGGGTTTCGTGAAGTGCCTGCTGAGCGAGTCCGACGGCCTGCCGGGTGCCGTAGTTCTTGATGCGCCAGCCGACGCTCGGAATGACCTCCCAGAGGCCCACTGCGACGAGCAGTTTCGCGTCGGCGGGTGTGCCGTGAACGAACGGCAGAGCGGCCTTCTTGATGACGCCATCTGTGCCGTTTCCGACCGAATGTGCCATCGCGCAGGCGTAGACGAAGCCTGCGGCTTTGCCTTTCGGGCTCGATCCGACGAGCTCGATGACCTTGTCATGGGTGGGAAAGTTCGTGTCGAATCGCGCCCAGGGCAGACCCATCGCCGTCTCCTCCTTCCTCTTCGTCGTCTTCTGTTGGGCGCCGGCGCCCGCTCATGGGGCAGGTGGAGCCCGCGGTGTCTGTGTGGTCGCCGATCACCACAACGTCAGCTCCTTCGGCTCCGCGAGCTCGGCGTCGAGGTTCACGTACTTGGTGCGGCCGAGGAGCGTGTCGACGACGCGGCGGCGTTCGAAGTCGTCGGCGTTGCGCGCGCGGCGTGCGTCTGCCCGGAGTTCAGCCGGCAGGCTCTCGGCCCACAGCTGAATCCGCTTCCAGGTGAGCGTTCCGGCGTGCGCCGGGTCGCCCAGCTTCCGCTCGCTGAGGTAGTCGCCTTCCGCTGTCACGGCGAGGCCCCACCGGTACACCTTCCGCATCACCGATCCGGGCCACTCACCGCGGACGGAGCCGCCGCCCTGGCCGTCGCGGATGCCTGAGATCCAGTACTCCGGTACGTCCGCGAGGCCGAGGATCTGCGCGTCGGTCAGCTCGGCGAGGACCGCGCACTGCAGGGCTGTCAGGTTCATGCGAATCCTCTCCTCGCGTACGCGTGTTCGACGGTGCGGTCGCGTTCGGCGATCTGGTGGGCGGTGAGTAGGGGGCGGTCGGTGGGCTGCAGCATGTCGCCGAACGCATCCCGGCAGCCGTCGCACGGTTCACCGACCGTGGCGACGGGCTGCCGGCATCCGGGGAGCACGCAGTCAGGCAGCAGGACGTCGAGGTGAGTGCGCGCCATCATTGGCTACCCCGGGCTATGGTCGGTCCAAGATCGTTTCCGGGGGCGGAGCGTTCGAGGGGGAGGCTCATGAACGGGGATCTCGTGTTGGTTGTCGGCATCGTGTTGCTGGTCTTCGGGGCGGCCGGTGTGCTGGTCTCGCTGTTGTTCCTGGTCTGGGTGTTCGGAGCGTGGACCATGGCTGTTGCCGTCGGGTTCGCGGTTGTTGCCGTCATCGGCGTGCTGATGGTCGGCGCGGCCGAGTAGCTCATGGTGATCACCGCCTCTCGCGGAATCGGTCCGTGTTGCGCGGTGGATGCGGGTGGATGAACATGGCACGGGGGCAGTCGCACTCGGCGGTCGTGGATGGCAGCAGCCGCCGGCACCGGCCGCACTGCACGTGCACTACGACACGCGCGGGTTCGGGCGCTGACTGGCCAGATCCACTGACTGGAGGTGGCGGCGCCGCACTCTTGCGGGCGGCTGTGGTGCCGCCGGTGTGGCATTCGGCGAGGTGGGTGCCGCGGTGCACGAGCTTCGGGGCGGTGCGCGGCCGGCGCATCACGTAGACGGGCAGATGGCAGTGCTCACAGGTGTCGGTCATCGGATCCCCCTGAACATTCGGTCGGCGGCCGCGACGACATCGCCTGCGGCCAAGACGATTGCGGCAGCGACGCCGGTCGCCGTCAGAGCGACGGCCAGGGCTGCACTCGATAGGCGGGTGCGGATCATGCGGCACTCCGATCACGTTGAATCTGGCGCTCGGACACCCCGAGCTGGTCGGCGATCGCGCCGGCGGACAGGCCCTGGGCGGTCAAATCGGCGACCTGCTCGACGCGGTCCGCGCGTGCACCGCTGCGATCGGCGGTGGTGCGGGCGGACCGGGGTGGTGTCACCCGCGGGTCGTCGATGTCGTAGCCCTCCCACTCGAACGGGTTCAGCCAGCCCTTGCGGGCCGCAGATGCGCGCGCGATCTTCGACGGGCCGGGGGTCGCGGAGAGTGCTTCGTAGACGTCGCGGATCCGGGCCCACGTCCGGTAGTCGATCCGAGTGCGGCGTTGCATGGCGGTGAGCGCGGTCGCCTCCATGCCGATCCGGTCGCCGATGTCTCGCGCGCTCCAGCCGAGGGCCTGCAAGGCGCGAGTGCGTCGCAATGCGCCGATCGTGAGGACGGTCCGCTGATTCGGGTGCGGCAGTGGCTGCACCCGGGTCAGCCGCTCAGCCACCCACACCCGCGTCTGCTGATGGACGCCGTCACGGATGAACCGGACGGTGGTGTCGGGCACCCCGGCCTGCCAGGCGATCATCCGCGGGTTCATGCCGTAGCCGAGGAGTTCGAGGACGTGCGCCCGAACAGGGCCGGCGTCGACGAGGGTGTCGACGCCGGCCGCCGCCATCTTGCGTTTGCGGGCGATCGAGTGCTTCGTGCTCGGCGCCCAAGCGATCTGCGATCGCGGGTGTGCGCGGGTGCTCACTGTGGTTCCTTCAGGTCTGCGAGGCGGCCGTCGATGACCGCGCGCACGGTGGTGCAGTCTTCGTCGGTGAGGGCGGCTGCCTGCTTCCACATCTCGCGCAGCGACTCGATGTCGGGGGCCTGCTCGACTGCTGCGAGCAGCGAATCGGCGTCGAGGGCGGGCTCCGTCTCGGCGGCCGGCGTGAGGGCCGCTTCGAGGGCGGCGATGCCGCGGGCTTTCGGCTTTACGCGCTCGGAGGTGGCGAGCACGGGGGCGTCGAGTTCGAGTTCTTCGCGGGAGTGCGCGATGCCGAGGAGGACGTCGGGCGCGATTTTGCGCGCGACCTCGGTCGCCGCCTTCGCGTACAGCATCGCCTGAGGGTCGGTGTCGTACTTCTTGTTCGACGTGTACCCGGCCTTCTTCGCGCGGTCGATCGTCCACGTCGATTCCTCGACGATCCCGGTCTGCGGGTCAGTGCCGCGCACCGTGACCGATGTGTCGGTCGACTCTATGGTTTCGATGAGGTAGCCGCGGGTCTTGAGCAGGGCGACCATCGTTCGGGCGTAGATCGCGGGCTTGCCCTGGACGACGAAGATCTGCTGCAGCGACTGGATCGGGTTGAGGCCGAGCTCGGCGCCGTAGAGGATCGCGGCCGTCGCGTCGTCGGGCTTCTTCTGGTACATCGCCGGGACGAGGGCGGTGTTCGCGAGCTTCGACGCGAGCTCGTATGCGGCGCTCATGGCCTGTGCGTGCTGCATCAGCTGACCGATCGCGGCGGTGGAGTCGCTCGTGCGGGCCATGCTCGCGCCGGCGGGGATGATGTCTGCTTCGCTGAGCGGGGCGATTTCGCTGTTGGTCATGCGGGGATCCCTTCGAGGAATTCGGATTTCGTGTTGGCGTAGAGGGTGACGTTGTCGCCGCGGCCGTTGCGGCGGTCGGCGATCCGGTGTCCCTGACAGGTGGCGTACTGGGCGTTTCCCATCGCCATCAGGAGCTCGGACTTCGATCCGCGTTCCTCGGCTTCGATGAGCTTCCTGTCGGCATTGAGCGTCAGGTATCGGGTCGCGAGGTCGGGTGCGATCTCGGCCTCGAGGCCGCGCTCGATGTCGGGATGCAAGCGGCGGACGGTCTCGTAGCAAGAGATCGTGTTGTCGAGGTCAGGAGGCGTGCCGGCGGCGAGCGTCGCGGTCCACTCGCGCGCCTTCTTGACGATCAGGTCAGCGAGGGCGGGCCGATACTCCACCGTGTAGATCCGTGGGCGGCCCCAGGTGGGCCACAGCACCAGATCGGCGGGCTCGTGCCAACCCGTCACGTGCTGCTGCCAGATCACCTGCGCGGCGTAGTCGGCCGGGACCTCGCCGGAGCCGTCGTCGCCCCACTCCTCAAGCGACTCCGCGGTCTTCACCTCGACGACGCGACGGGCCCGGCCCCGCGAACCACGGCGGTCAATCGTCGCAACCGCGGGGAACCCGAGGTCGTCACGCCGGTACTGCACCTCGCCGGTCGAGAGCCGCCAGCCCGGGTTCCGGTGCTTCCAGAATTCGGCTGCGGCGACCTCGGCGGCGTGTCCGTAGTCGAACAGCTCCTGCGTGGGTTCGCTGATCGGTTCCGGTTCGACGTTGCCGGCCATCTCATGCCACAGTGCGAACTGCGACTTGTAGCGGGACACACCGAGGATCGCGGGGATCTTCGACGCGGTCACCAAGTGCAGCCACTCCGGCGACCCGGGCGCGGCCTTCTCTGTGACGACGTAGGCGCTCACGTGATGCTCCTGGGTCGTAGGTTGGCGGGATGGGTGGGTTCGACAGGCTGGCTGTCGCCGTAGCGGACGAGGACCAGACCCCGGACGTGGTCGACGCCGGCGATCACGCCGAAGCTGTCGGCCTGCCGGGTGGCGGGATGGACGTAGATGACCCGCTCGCCGATGGACTGCTCTGCGTCGGAGAGGTTCACGCGACCACGTCCATCAGTTCCAGCGCGCACTGCCGCTCGAACGCTTCGAACGACAGCCGCCGTTCGCGGAGCGTCCGCAGGTCCGGCGCCGGGCACAGCGCGGTGCACGGGCCGTGCCGCAGGAGTTGGCAGCGTCGGCACCACCACTTCGCCCACGGCGGTATCCGGAGCTTCATCGGCCCTCCAACTGGTCAGCGATCTGGTTGTCGCGGGCCCGGTCCCATGCGTCAGCTGGGTCGGCGAGCGGATCGAACAGCTTCGGGGCGTCGGGGTCGTCGTAGCGGATTCGCTCGATCGGATCGGTCATGGCGCACCCCAGCCGATCGCGGCGAACATCGCGACCACCCCGATCACGCAGCACCAGACGAGGAGCGTCGTCCACGCGTGACGCCGGCAGTCGCACCGAAACTCGTCGGCCGTCTCCAGGATCCGGTCGTCGGCGTGCTGCTGCGCCGCAATGTGATCCGGCCAGAAGTCGCTGTGATCGACGTCGGTCATGCCATCACCTCGGCAATCAGGAACGCCTGGAACACCGAGACGGGGATGCCGTCGCGGTGGCAGCCGCGGCCGGTCGGCGGATAGTCGACGCCCATACGGGCGTAGAGCTCTTGGATCGTCATGAACCCTCCACAGGGTGTAGTTATCTGCGCGGCAACCCATCAGGGGTTTCGCGTCGAAAGAGGTGGGGCCGGTGGTGGCAGGCGGGTGCGGCCATCGGGACCGCAAACAGGAACCCCAGTCGGGGGCCCGCCACCACCGGTGGACTAGGTGGTCGCCGCGATGATGTCGGCGGCCAGGTCGCGCGCCTCGGCGTGGGACAGAATCAGCAGCGCCGGCAGAGCACCAACCGGAGCGCCGAGGATTGCGACAGCCTCCGAGCTGATCGGAAGCACCTGCGGACCAGACGGCTCGGGTGGCCGCGCACACGCACGGTCCGCGGCGAGAATCTCTTCTGCAGCTCGCAGTCGCCGGGCGGCAGTCTCATCCATGCAACTCATGCCGCCTCCTCGTTCCAGCGGGTCAGGTTCCGGGCGACGGCCTCGGCGCCGGCCGGGGTCAGCAGCAGTGTCTGTTGCACTTCGCCGTTCACACGCGGCGCCTTGTGCAGCGGCCGCAGCCGGAAGTACGGCTTCTTCTCGGCGAACGCCCGGTACTGGTGGATCGTCTCCTTGCGGCCCTTCGAGTTCGACCAGCGGCTACCGGTGACCCGGTAGATCCAGCGGTGCTCGATCAGGGTTTCGCGGAGCGCGGCTTCGCCGATCTGCAGCTGGTTCGCGAGAGTTCGGAACTGGATCAGGTCCTCGTCGGCGACAAACTCGTCGACGTAGGCGGCCTTCGGTGCGAGCTCCGCGATCGTCGTGTCCTTCGCCGCGAGCACCTGCTTGGCTTCGACGAGCGCGCGAGCCATCAGCTCGGGGCCGGTGAGTGCCGGCGTCCCGTAGGCGCCGGTGCGGCGGATGGTCGGCAGTACCTCTGAGGTGATCCACCGCCGGAAGCGCGCGGCCCCCGGCTTGTCCGAGCGGATCACGACCTCGTACATGCCGGGCTCCGACACGAGGATCATCTGCTGCGGACCACCCGCGGTCTGAAGGGTGTGAGTCTGACTCACCCCCTCCGCCAGGCGATCTCGGACGCGGGATGGTGTGCCGAGTCCGAGGACTCGACACAGATCGGTCAGGACGAACCAGGGTTCGCCGTCGATGTCGAGCACACGTACGCGCTCGTTCTCGTACTGGAAGGGGACCAGTTGTGCAGTAGCATCTGACACGTCTACCTCCTTCTGGGTGTTTGGTTGGACATCGGCCGCCGGCAGCTGGTACCTGCTGGCGGCCTTCTCGTTTCATCCGCCCCACGAACGAGGGGGCGGGAATGGCCTGGTGGCATCGGCCGTCAGAGTTGCCTCCGCCGCATGGAATACGACGGGTTCGGCACCTTGAAACCAGAGGCAGGTGTATGAGCTGACGCGCTCACCAGGCGAAACATCACGCTATGAAGGTGTGAAAGGGCGACCCACGTGGGAGCGTGGGGTGAAGATGTGATGCGGGAGCGGCCTAGAGCAGGCCAGGGGAGTGTCTACGCTGTGCGCAGACGGCAGCGCTTGCGCGCCTTAGGGTTTCGCATGTACTCGTCGATATCGTCGCGATGAATGCGCCAGGAGCCGTTTCGTCCGGCGGCCTGGAATCCGACGAGCTGTTCGGTGTGGAGAAGGTGCAGGACGGTCTGCGGGTGGCGGCGCATGTACTCGCCTGCTTCCTTGACCGTCATCCACGGGCTGCCGCTGGTCATTTCGAACCCACGTCCCGTTCCGGCAGGAACTCGCTGACTTCTCGATTGAGCGCGTTGGCGATCAGGGCGAGTTGGTCGACGTCGAAAGGTCGAGTGGCCTTGAGTCGGTGTCCTAGAGTGGTCCTTGGGATCCCGGTCTTGACCGCGACCGAGTGGAGGTTCTCCCCGGCCTGATCGATAGCGGCTTGGACTGCTTCCGCTATCCGGGTGCTGAGCTTGTCCATACGGACAACTCTATTGCCCAAACGGGCAAATTGCAAGGGTAAATCACAAGCGTATCGTTTGCCCGAACGGGGCGTAGGTTCGCCCAAAGGGATTGCCCTTGTGTCCATATGGACATATGTTGTAACGCATGGACACGGATACGACCCGCGATGCCATTCGTAACGCCATCGGCAATGAGATTCGCGCCGCACGTGCGCGCCGGGGTATTACACAGAACGAGCTGGCGGACCAGTCCGGAATCTCGCACACAACGATCGTTCGTCTCGAGTCGGGGAAGAGGACTGTCGACGTCGTTCAGCTATTCGCGATCTGCAAGGTCCTGGACGTCGATCCCGGCGTGCTGCTCGACGCAGCCCAGTCGGCGCAGGGTGCCGAGGAGGGCTGACGCGCGGACGCGGAGCGTGTTCGCCTCGGTGACGACTTCGTCAATGTCCGGTACTGCCATGTAGATCCTCCCCGTTCGAACAAGTATTCGAATGATAAGGGGAAACCAGACCAACCGCCAGCATCTAGCAAACGACGCGCCGTAGTAGACAGGGGGACGACGTGGCATCGGTGAGACAACTCCCATCCGGCAAGTGGCAGGCGCGCTACGTCGACAGCGCCGGCCGTCACCGATCCGCCGGCAGCTGGCCCAACCAGAAGATGGCACTCGGCAAGGCGCAGGCCGCCGAGGATTCCGAGCGCATCGAGCCCACGAGTGCTGAGGCGGCCCGGATGACATGGGGCGAGTGGAAGCCGCACTGGGAAGCCGGCAGGCGAGTCGCAGCTGGCACCGCAGGGCGCGATCGTGGGCGACTCGCAAAGCATGTGGACCCGAAGTGGGGCGACGTCAAGCTGAACAAGATCACGGGGCACGGCATCCAGGTGTGGCTCCGCGAACTCGAGGACGCAGGGCTGTCCGCATCATCGGTTCAGAAGTGCTTCCACCTGCTCTCGTCATCGCTCCGCGCTGCCGAGTTCGCGCGCATGATCCCGTCGAACCCGGCCAAGGGGGTGAAGCTCCCGAAGGGTGGCAAGAACGTCGATCGATACCTCACTCGCGATGAAGTCGCTGACCTGGCCGGGGTACTCGACGACGCCGATCGGCTCGTTGTCGAGCTGCTCGTCGGAACGGGGCTGCGTCTCGGGGAGGCTCTCGGATTGCACTGGGAATCCGTCGACCTGTCGCGCCGAACGATTCACGTCGCGCGGTCATGGGATCCGGTCGGCGGATCCATGAAGCCCCCGAAGTCGTGGCAGCAACGGACGGTCCCGATATCCCGCTCCCTCGCGGAGTTGCTTGAGAAGGGGCTGCGCGGTCGAGGTCCCGGATCGCCGCCGGACGTCGAGTACCACCGAGAGGTGCGCGCGCGGTCCGGGCTGGTGCTGCCGGCCCGCCGCGGCCACGGGCCGCTGGGGGAGAAGCATCTACGGTCACGATGGAACGACGCGTTCGCACTCGCGAGTGTCGTTCGCACGAAGCGTGGCCAGGAGCCCATCGCCCCCGCACGTATCCACGATCTCAGGCACACCTACGCCTCATGGCTGGTGCAGGACGGCGTCTCGATCTACGAACTGAAGAACCTTCTGGGGCACGAGTCCGTGAAGACGACGGAGCGCTACGCGCACCTGGCGCCCACGCAGTGGGATGCGGTTCGGGCGGCACTCGGTGACCCGCCCGCCGGCCGTGCCAAGAAACGTGCCAACTAGGGGCACATTCAGACACTCGCAGAGACTGCATCGAGGGCGAGGAAGTTGGCGAGAGTTTGCTGGTAGAGGCGCGATTTACGCACGCTCACTCACACTGACTCGGATACCGAGATCGCTCTTTTAATCCGCAGGTCGTAGGTTCGAGCCCTACTGGGGGCACGTGCAGGCGGTT